TTTATAAATATTTTAGTTATATTATACTTTAACAAGTGATCTCCTAATTAAACTATTTATAGGTTTATTAAATAACACTATCCAAAGTAACTATATCTATTTAATATTATTGTTTAATATAGTTACTTTACTATTGGATAACCTACTTTGATTATCTTTAAATAGTGCTATCTATTACTTAATACAATACCAAGCATTACTATTTATACTTAGCATATTAATCAAACCTATATTGCTCTATATCACATACATATATTTACTCTTTAATATCTGTATCATTATCCCTATTTAAATCAAGAGTATTAAATACTTCTATTACTCCGTCTGTATTAAGTTTTACATTACCTTGTGATAGTAATAAGAAGTCTTTATCTAAGAAAGGTTTCATATCTAGTAATGCCCTACCTTCATTTATAGTCATTAATCCGTTGTTAGTTGCACTACTTACCGTTTCCACTTGCTCTTTAAAACTAGCCTTTAATAATTCCGAAACATCAAATCTAAAATAATATCCCTCTGCTTTTTCTTCTTCTAATAATAGAGTTTTATTAATTGCTCCCTCTATTGCAGATAGAATAGGATTTAATGTAAACCTTAAAAACTCTTCACTTTGAATAACCGTTGCACTTGATAACATCCCTTTTGGTAAATTAAATATTTCTTCTGTTAATTCAGTATGTGTCTTTCTACTATCTAAAAGACCTAATTCGTTAGGAGATAAACTTAAACTTTTATATTTAAGACCTTCTTCAAGAATAACAGTTTTACCACTATTTCTTATTCCTCCGTACACATTTTCCCAACTTTGTCTTAGTCTTTCTGCCGTTGGCTCTGATAGTCTACCGTCTGTTTCTAGTATACCTAATGGTAATGCTCCATTTCCGATAACATTGTTTTGATACATTATTTCCGATAGCATAAGGCTTAATATATCTTGGTTTGTTGATAATATACCTTTACCCCTTAATCCGTCCTTACTTGAAAAAGGTACTATTAAAAAATCTTCAACTTCTAAATCTTCTACATATACCCCATTTAATGTATAGTTTACAGTTAAATCCCTTATAAATCCTTTTCTATCAATCATTTTATTAAGTTGTACTTGTCTTGGCTCTACCCTATGTAATCCTAAAATATCACCGTATTCTTTATCTTGAACACTATAACTTATCCCATGTAGTAGCATATCTTTAGCCATGTTCTTTTTTAAGTTACTAGAACATTCTATACTATTACATTCCTCATTTAATATTTTTTCTCTATAATCATCTCGTTGTCTTTCTATGTTTCCGTCATTATCTTCTTTATATAAATATATTGGTAAATTACTTATTGCCCCTGTTATTAAATCTAAAGCATTTTTAACACTTGGTATTTCAGTAATATTATTTTCATCAACTGTTATACTGTTCCCTCTGCTTGTAAATAGCGAACCATAATTGCCTTCTACGGCAGATTCTATATTCTTTTTATTTTTATATCTATTGAATATTCCCATATAATCTCTCCTTTTACATCAAAAAAGGATGTAACATTTCGTTACACCCTTTAAATATTAAGCTACATTTTCTGTGTTCTTTGATTTTTCTTTTGATACTGGTTTTTCCTTTGCTACTCTACCTTCGCCACCAGTATATACTTTTTGATACCAATTTTGTGCAACTGTTGTAGCAGTACCACTATCAGCAACTCTATAAACATCACCATTTGACATTTCTGCAACAGTAAACGATAAAGTCATAGTTTCTTCTGATATTTCACCTTCCATAGTATTTGCTTCTATTGTTGGTGGTGCAAATTTAACATTATATATCACATATAACATTTTTTCTTGAGTACCTAATTTTTTTCTCTCAAATAATAATGCTAATTGTGGCGCAGTATCACCAGAGTTAATAGTAGTTACTCCGTCTTGATAATCACATCCAAATAATGTTTTATATTCTTCTAGTTGTAACCCACTTAAAACAAGTTCACCAGAACCACCAGAGAATTGGTAGTCAACAAAGTCATTTACATCATCTGCATAGAATTTTGCTTCTGAATACTCTAACTCTGCCGAAACTGATTTAGCACCTGTTATTGGTACTGGTGTTCCAAATGTTCCGTTGTCATTGTATTTAGCAACATGGATTCCTTTTAGCCCAGCTAAACGTTTCTTCATATGTATTTTACCTCTTTCTTTTATCTATTTAAATATTTGAATATATTTCATCATCTTTATTACCAACTGTTTCATTTAGGTCAGATATAATTTCTGAACAATTTAATATCATTTCATTAAATGCCTGTTCAACTTCTGTATCTAATACTTTTGTATCTGATTTTTTATTATGCTGAAGTAATGTTGATACATCACCGATTATATTTAAAGCTATATTTAATATATCTTTATCGTCCCATACACCACTTACACAGGCTCTCTCTTCTATGTTCGGTATTTCTACATCTTCAATAATATTTAATCCCCTTGCTGATATTGTGCTTTGTGGGTAGGCTGGGTTAGTTACAACAGAAACCTCATATAAAGTAAGGTCATTTACTTCCCTTTTATATGTTCCGTCCTTGTCTTTGCTCCATTTATCCTTATCTACCGTAAATCCAAAAGACATATTTCTTAATATACCGTCTTTAATTAAAGTATGATAATCTCTGCCGTAAGTTGTGTCAGATATATCTGCCGTCATTAATAAGCCTTTATCATCTTCTTTTAATGTTAATGAACCATTTCTTGTACTTGCTAGTATTTTATTTTCGTCATGTTCTGCTAAAAAGTGTATATCATTACCTTTTGCTAATGCTCTTGTAAATGCCCCTTTTGAGATAGTTTCTTTAAATTTTTTTCTATCCCCTAAAATGTGTGATTCCTTTCCAGTTTCATTAACATAACCTTGTACTGTTAATTTGCCTTCTTGGTCATTATCAATAACATTAAAGCTATTCATTCTTAGTTCTATATTTTTCAATGCCTTTATCTCCTTTCATAAATAAAAAAGGGCATAAAAAAAGAGCCTTCTTTTATGCCCTATCTATCATTAACTATGCAGTTTTTAAAACTTTTATAGCTTGTTCATTTTTAATTTTAACATCTGCATATACATCTAATATCATAGTTACAGAACCTCTTAAAGCATTCTTAGTATCTGCATTTATATGTTTTAATTCCATATCTTTTTTGATTATTCCACCGAAAGCCTCTTCAACATTAACTAAATATGCTTGAACATCTTCAACTTCTGCCATATCATCAGATACACAAACTTCACAACCAAATAATCTATATTGTGGTTTTCCGTCTATTATATCTCTTGTTAGATAGAAGTTTCCTAAGTTATCTTTCTTTAATGATATTCTATTAAATTCTGTTCTTGACATAACCCATATTGCTTTGTCTTGTAGTGTTGGGTGCATAGCATTTAAAGTGTTCATGTAGTCATCTATTGTAACTTCTAAACCTAATGGATTAACTTCGCATTCCTCTGGAGCATTACATAACCCTTCAAATTCTTCTTGTTCAACTTCACCTAATATCATGGCTCTATCTAAAGTTTTAGCTAATCTTCTAACTAATATATTATTAGCATAATCAACTATATCAATTCCACTATCATTTACTAATTTTTGAGTTAATTGTACTACCGTTCCAGCTCTACGTTGTTCAAGTTTTACTTTTTCAAACTCAAAATCAGATATATCTAAATCTGAACCTTCTCCAAAGAACCCTGCTTGACCGACTTCCTTTTCTTTTAATATTTCTAAGTTACCATTTACAGGTGTTAATTTGTTTACTCTACCAAATAACGGTGCTGTTTCATCTAGTTTTTCTACTATTTGCTCTGATATAGAAGTTGGTATAACCGCTCCACCATTTGATGTATTTAAATTTCTACATTCTTTAGTTCTTATAAAACCCTCTAAGGCTTTTCTTTGTTCTATGTTTTTATCCATATTGTTTACCTCAACCTTTCTAGTTTCTGCTTTAAAACTTTTTAATTGTATATCTATTGACCTTATTTGGTCATTCATTTCATCTATGGCTTTTTGTTCTTTATATGACCTTTGTTCCATAGACTTTTGCATTAAAACATTTTTTGTTTTTTCTAATTTTGCTCTTTGCTCTTTTAAATGTTTTTTATTCATATCTAATTCCTTTCTAGTATAAATAGTTTATTTTTATCAATATCTATATCAATCTTATTTAATATCAATTCAAGTTTCTGTATTGGTATTGTATTATTACCAAACCAACCATAAACAGTTCTTGTGCTAATCCCTAATTCATCAGATAAATTTCTTATACTCCCAAACTGGTATAAAACTAATTTTTTTAAATATTCCTTATTAATCATTCTTTCAAACCCCTTTACAAAAAATTAAAAAGTAAGCCAATCCATTACTTCGGAGATAGGATTGGCTCTTTATGAAAATTAAAAGCGTTAAGAGTTACTATTCAAAAGAGATTTATAATTCTTTTCAAAAGAGATTTATAATTCTTTTGTTCACTCCTTTTTACTTTGTCAGTATATATTGTATTTCTGTGTACCCAGTTACAACTATTTTCTTGCATATTTTTTATTAATTTATTACATATTTTATGTATTTTTTGTTTTTTTAGGTTGTATAGTTTGCTTATATTTAATTTGTTATAGATATATATAACAGTTGATCTCGTTTTAAATATCTATAACAAATTAAAAAACAATATAATTTATATCCAACTTTAACAACCATAATTATTTTAAAATTTGCTATTTGTTGTTTAGTATAAATAGCATTTATATGAATAAATTATTATTTATCTCATAAATAACTTTTAAGAATTGCTTTGAACAATCCGTCTTTTTTCATTGTTGTATTATTATTAACTCTTTCAAAACGTATACGTCTGACGTATAGCCAACTTTTAAAAGTGAATGGAGATTTTCCATTGAGTTTTTTTAAGTCTAATAAATTTATTAACGTTTTTGTATAATGCACAAGTTTTTACTATAAAAACCCAAACTTACTAATAAATTGTTGGTAATCTCGTTGCCATCTTTTATGTTTATATAATCAATTTCTTCTTTGACATGACCACTATAATATATCGGTGAGATTACTCTCTCACTTTAAATCTTTTTATAGTGCTTTATAATCACCGTTCTTTAAATACATCATACGTATTTAGGTCATAAATACGTTTAAGTCTATTAACGTATAGCCCCATCTTCAGTTAAGAACCAATATTCATTATTGTTTGTTAATAGCCCTAAAGATTGTTTGGGTCTGACTTTTATCTTTTCATCTTCATCTACTGTTAAGAATAAACATTCTTGATTTTCATATTGACCGTTATATACATTGTATATAGGGGTTACTTTTTTTTGTTTTTTCGTCCTCATCAATATTATTTAACATCTGACTTACATTCTTATTCTCAATCCAATTCGCAACATCTACCAAGCTAAATCAGTATCCATTATTTTTACAAGTTTTACACATCCTCTTTCAGATAATAGATAAATATTTTTAGATTTAGCTATTTGCATTTTAGTAAATCCTAAGTTTTCTAAATTGTAACCGTTACTGTCGGTTACTTTTTCTACTTTGCATTAAAACTTCGTAAGACCATCTTCAGTTAAAAGCCATACTCCATTTCCACCATTTCTACCTTCAACGTAAACATTGTTTACTTTGACTTTTTCATCTTCATCTACCCTTGACACCATTTCATTTGGATTTTGAGTATATAATCCGTTATGGAGAATCTCCATCTCGAAATCTGAATTCCCTTTTAAATCTAAAATATCAACTCTATTTTCAAATTCATCAGTTGAAAATGTGGCACTATAACCATTAGTTAGTGTGCTTAATTGATGTATTTCTAATCCGTTATCCTTAGCAAGGATAACGAACTCTTCGTTTGATTTTAAATCTAAAATATCAATTCCAAATTCAAATTCATTAATATTTGTTTAGCATAACCTAAACTTGTCAACGTGTGGCTTTCGCCCACACCTTTTAAGTCTATGACTTTTTATATTTTGTTTTACTTCTTTTCTAAATGCTTTTGCTATTGGTTTTCTACTTTGCATTAAAACTTCGTATAGCCCATCTTCAGTTAAAAATAGTCTATTGGCTGAACCCGTTGGAATCACTTGTTTAGGATGATTATTACTATATAAGTGTACGGTTGCATATCCTAAGGGTATATACATTATATATAACGTCTATTCCATCCAAATAAAATATTTGTTTTATTATAGGCTTACTCTAAAAAATATATCTCGAAGGTAAATTAAAGTTGCCTTTAAAACTACTTAAACAGTTCGGTTACTACCAGTAACCGTGTAAACACTATATATAAAGGTATAAAGTATAGGCAAAATTACTAGACACCCTTTAAAAAGCCGTCTACGGCTTTGCTTTTTACAAGTAATTATTAATAATCAATAAAAATTTATAAAAAGTACAAAATCAGTAATAATTCAGTTTTAGTTTGTAATTGAGGGGTTTGGGGTGTCCCCAACAGTCAGCTCCAGTTCAGTTTCAGTTTTTCTGGGCAAAAGTAAAAAGTACGAAGTGCTTTTTGCTTTTCCCAAACTTTGTTCTAATATAAGAGTTCTAATATAAGAGTTCTAATATAAATAGTTCTAATATACTGTTCTAATAAGTACCCCAGTTCCAACCCAAAATTTAAGGGGGTATACCCCGTTTCCAACCCACCGTTACCCCGTTTCCAACCCACCCGTTACCCCGTTTCCAACCCACCCGTTACCCCGTTTCCAACCCACCCGTTACCCCGTTTCCAACCCAAGATTACAGCCATTGAAATTACTTGGTTTCACGATACCCCACTTCAAGCCCATTTTATTGTTATTTTGTAAAAGGGCATAAAAAAAATAGGTGGCATTATTTCTGCCACCTATATGATTAGTTTATCTTTTTTTGTTTTTTTAATTCTGTTTTAGTACCATAAAATTCATATCTACCAACTAATTTTCCATCAACTGATTTTGTTTTTAAAACATAATCTATAATATCAAAACTATATAATGTTTTTAGTATAGTTCCTACTAAATCAAGTTGCTTTATAGTTATTTCACCTTTTCTATTTGTTATGCCACAGGCTTTTGCAATCGTACTTCTATTCATATATAATACATCTTTTCCATTTGCTTTTATGTTGTCTAAATTACCTTTGATAAAGCAAAATATTTTTAAGGCATCTCCACTTAATGTTTTTGAAAATGCTTTATATGTTTCCTTTGGCATTCTTGTAAATAGATATTTTTTAACTGGAACTATATAATAAACTTCGTCCCCACTATCTAGTGTAACTGATTTAAATACTTTCTTTTTAACTAAGTCATCAAAAGTAGACTTCATAGTTTTTCTTGACATTATTGCATTTTCATATCTACCACTTAATCTTAAATCTTGTTCAAGTTGGGCAAAGTTTAAATCATGTTTATATATAAAATGTTGACCGTCATTATTATGATTTGATACTAAACCTAAAAAAGCATAATATACTAAATATTCGTTTGCAGTAAGTCCTTTTATAAATTTTCCATCAGATATTACAAATATATCCCCCTCAAAAGATTCTTCTATTATTTCTTCATAATCTCCAAAATCTAAACATACTCCACATTTAGTACAATTTTCACACATATTTCCCTTGTAATTTAAAACATTTTCCATAATAATTTTCTCCATTCTCTTTGATAAATTTTCTTTTAAAATTTCATTGTTTGTTATATTCATTTTTCATCCTCCTAGCTAACTATCGGTTATGCTATATTAATAAAGATTTAAAAAGGTCTGTAAAAAGTCTGCAAAAAATAATTATTTTTTTTACTAATCAACATAAAACTTTATTAATATATTAGAAATAAAAAAAGCCGTTACATTAACGGCTTTAACTAAAATTCCATTCTTTTTTTAAACAGGTGAGGAGGTATCACCTGTTTTTTATTATTATATTAAATCTCTTTTTTTAAATTCTTTTCTATTGCAGTTGCTCCAAGTGGTGTTACAAGTGTTACTGGCTTATATTGTCCTGTTTTTAGTTGTTTATGTCTAACAACAAAAAATCCTTTATCCACGTACTTCTGGTATGGTTGATTATGTTTATCTCCTGTCTTTTTAACACCCATAACAGTACATTCATCTGTCATTAACACTTTCCTCTCTCTAAGTTGAGCCATAAGTTTATTTCTTCCTATTCCTAAATGCTTTCCAAGTGTTGCAAAGTCCATATTGTCGCCCGTATCTAAAAATTGTTTATAAGCATCTACAAGTGGTTTTTGTTTTTCTATGGTCTTGTTTGCTTGTTGTAAAAGTTGTTCTTTTTGCTCTATTGTTCTTTTTGTAATCATTAAAGCTTTTACCAATATTAATTTTTCATCATCTTCTTGGCTTACTGGTATATATCCACCCGTTTGTCTTATTTGTGGTAAAACTTCGTCCATTACCCAACGCTCAAATTCTTGTGCCTTTGGCAACTTAGATTTTATTATCAATCTATAAATGTCGCCTTCTGGTATTATGTTTACTTCTAAAGACTTGTTTTTGCTTTGTGGATGTGGTGTATAACGTTTCGTTATATACCTACAATGGTCTTTTATTGCCTTGCTTGTGTTGGCATATCCTAGTGCCTTTGCAACATCACTTGCTACTGCATAAGGTTTACCGTCTATATTTAAACCTCTTACTTCTCCAAACATATCATTATTAAAAATTTGTAACTCTTTCATATTTTTTTCTCCTTTTCTTTTTTTTAAAAATATATCTTCCTCCTACAGAAAATACTTTTTATTTAAGTAAAGGATTCTTTATTACCCACCCCTATAAAAAGGCAACCATAAAGTTGGCTGCCTAAATAATTTCTTCAATATCAAAATATCTTTGTGCTAGTTCTAAAACTCGTCTTTTCATTTTTTTACTACCTAACTTTTTACCTTTGTAAAGCTCCGTCATATAAACTTGTGATATATCAAGCCTTTTTGACATCCAAGACTTACTTACTCCGTAATCCTCATATAAAATTTCTAAAACTTCTTTAATAGTCATTGTCATAGATTGTACCTCCACATTTATTTTTGTTTTTTATCATCTTATAACTATTTGTAGTTATATAAGGCTCAATACAACCTATTTTTATAAAAAAAATTATAAATTATTAAAACTTATTTAATGATATTAAAATATGCCCTATTTTGGGGTTATATGGCTTATCTTTATTTATTATTTATAAATATTTTAGTTATATTATACTTTAACAAGTGATCTCCTAATTAAACTATTTATAGGCTTATTAAATAGTACTATCCTATTGGGTATGTTGTTGTGTTTTTATATTAAGTGGCATTAATCCATTTTTGTGGTCGCAATTTCTTCTAACTAATATTTTTGGTGGCACAATTCTGTGCTACCAAAATCACTCACCTTAAAATTAAGTTCAGTTATTTAATTACGTTGGGTAATTTTGCTTTCAGTAAAAATTGGCTTGTTGTATTAGATACTGGTAGTTCTACGTTATCCTACACAATCTTCCATTGTTTAAAGTTTGTTAAATATTTTTGGTAGCGAACTTTTCCGTAGCCAAATTCTCGGCTATCAACATTTTTTATTAATTCATCTATTTTGTGGTTGTTATTTTTCTAAAATCTATAAATAGTGTTTTATCTTAATAATTGGTATGTTATTGTAACAATACTTTTTTTAGACTTTGTTTAATAGGTGTGCCGTTTTTTAGTTGCTAATTTATAACTATGCTTTTTAGTATCAAACCTTTTTTGATATATCCTATCTATCTAGCAAATCTTTTATTATCACTATAAATTCTTTTTATCCATATTGGGTAGGGGTTTCCATATTGCTTATTACTTACTCAATCTTTTCCATATAGATACTAATTAAGTATTTTGTTTTTGGGTATTGGGTAGCTATTGGGTGGGTAGGTCTTGTTGGTTATCTATTTCTTATATCTATATATCTATATATATTATTAAAGTATATCAACTGTTTCCAAGCACTTGTATTTTTTTGTTGTACTTGTTGCAATTCCCTAGTTACAATGCTATATGCTTAGGGGATTCTAGGCTTTTGGAAACAGTTATACCTAACAACCAAAGACTAAAAAATAGTCAATGATTGATAGATATAAGCCGAAATACTTTATGCTCTTTTTCATCTGAGTATTTTGTATAACTCTGCTTTTGCTTACCTCTTACAAGGATATTCTTTTTACATTGGTACAAGCCCTCAACAACTCTATCGAGATAAAGAATACTACTATTTTATATCACTATAAAATACTTGATATTTCCTCCAGACCCTTCGTGGTGGTCATCACCTAGCATTACAAGTACAAACGGTGTAAAGCAGAAAATAGTCCTCCTTGTAACTGTTGATTTTATGCATCGGCTCAACTCACCCTATGATATATTTATAGTTGCTCTTTTGCTTTAACAACTACTTGTCCAATTACAGCAAAAATGCTATAATCATAGTACAAGATTTTCTTATGAACTTTTGAAATTTTCTTATCAAATTTTTTAATGATGTTTTTAAGTGTCTTGTGTCAAAGAGGTGGTTGCAACACCTCTTTTTTATTTGCCTATTTTAATGTCATTAAAGGACTTGTAGTTGTTCCTAATTCAATGACTTCACTATCTCTTAATGATTGTAAATAGGTCTTTGTAATGCCTACGGTTTCATGCCCTAACAATCTTGATAATGTATAAATATCTAATCCATTTCTTAAATGTTTCTGTGAGTAATAATGTCTAATTGTATGTGGAGAACATCTTACATCTTCTCTGACCTTACATTCCTTACCACAAACCTTTACAACTCGTTCTATTGCCTCTATTGTCAATGGCTTACTTCTGAAAGATAAAAAATAATTACTGTATTTTATGGTCTTGTTTTGATAAAAACTAGCCTTCGCCCTTTCATACTTCATCATCTGTTTTTTCAAAACAGGAGATATTGGCAAGTATCTTTCCTTGTTGCCTTTGCCAACTATCTTTACACTATTTTTGAATATATTCATACTATCCATTTGACAAAGTTCGTTTGCCCTTACTCCTAAGTCTACCAAGCAATAAATAATGGTCTTGTTTCTTATGCTCATAAAATCTCTACCGTTGTAATACTTCAACATTCGTCTTATCTCTTCGTCAGTAAATGTTTCGATTATGGTTTTGCCTTCTTTTTGCCAAGAAACTTTATCCATTGGATTTGTGTCTATATATTCTTCGGTAGAGCAATATTTAAAAAATGCTCTAAGTGATTTATAAACACTATTTATATAGCTAACTTTGTTTCCTTTAGTTTTCATAAATGTTGCATAGTTTTTGATGTGCTTTGGTTCTATCTCTTCCACAGAATGTATGTCATACTTATTTTTTAAGTATGTAAATGCTTGATTAATATTGTTGTGATAGGTCTTTATAGTCCTTTCAGAAATGTTTCTTACTTCTAAATCAAATACAAACTCTTGTAATAACTCGTTTAATTCCATAAAAAAATACCTCCTTTCGTAGAAACTTATATATTCCTACGAAAACAGGTATTTCATCATTAGCACTTTAAAACTTAGTAATGTATTCCATTATTAAAGTGTTATTTTAGTATTTTTTGTTGTTTCAACCGTTTAAAAACGTTGCAATTACTGTATTTTCAAGATTACTCTGTAATCTCCCAGTTATGGTAAACATTTTGAACATCGTCATCTTCTTCAAGTAAGTCTATTAATTTTTCCATAGATTTTACTTGACCTTCGTTGTCTAAAACTGTAGTAGTTTGTGGTATTAATTTTATATCAGCAGATACGAATTCATATCCTTTTTCAACTAAAGCATCTCTAACTACGTTGAAATCTTCTGGAGCTGTTACAACTTCGAATCCATCTTCTTCTGTTATTATATCGTCTGCTCCAGCTTCTAAAGCGTCGTCCATTAATTGTTCTTCGCTTACATTTTCAGCAGCTATTAATATTTGTCCTTTTCTATCGAACATGAAACCAACGCATCCAGTAGTTCCTAAGTTACCACCGTTTTTGTCGAAGTAATATCTTATGTTACCAGCAGTTCTGTTTTTGTTATCAGTTAAAGTTTCAACTATAACAGCAACACCACCTGGTCCATATCCTTCGTAAGTGTTTGAGAAGTAATCTTCTCCACCGCCAGCTCCAGCACCTTTGTCTATTGCTCTTTTGATGTTGTCATTTGGCATATTGTCAGCTTTAGCTTTATCTATAGCAGTTTTTAAAGCTGCATTGTATTCTGGATCTGCTCCACCTTCTTTAGCTGCAACAGTTATAGCTCTTGCATGTTTAGTGAATACTGATGCTCTTTTAGCATCTTGTTTACCTTTTCTATTGATAATATTACCTATACGACCCATAATTTCACTCCTTAACTTTAATTTCGTTCATTTATAGATTTAGTCAAAATCTATTGCCACAGTAAATTTTAGCATAAAACTCCGATTTAGTAAATTAGAATATTGGAGGTTTTGCTGCAGTGTGTCTTTTATGTTCACTGATTCTATGTAATCTATCTATAATATCTAAGTCCTTTTGAGGAACTTCATCTCTTTTGCCTAATACAACCTTATCTATCATGTTGTATGTTGTTCCCATTTCGTTTTCATCTGTTTGGCCTTCCCATAAACCTGCTGATGGCGCTCTGTTTATTACATCTTCGTGTACACCTAATGCCCTAGCCCAATCGTAAACTTCTGCTTTTGTAAGGTTTGCTATTGGAACTAAGTCAACCCCACCATCACCGTATTTCGTGAAATATCCAGTGTGGATTTCTGCTGCATTGTCTGTTCCA